TCGCTAACGGAGCGACGCAGGCGACTGTTCAGTCGACGATCGTGCGCGAGTCGCTCAAGCGTGTGCGCTATCGTGCCGACATGATTGCACATACCGAGACGGCCAGAGCCGTCAGCACAGGCCGGCACGATGCCTGGAAGGTCGCACGAGATGCCGATCTGTTTGACGGGCAAGAGCTATTCGTCGAATGGGTCGCCGGCATCACAGACCGAACGTGTGCAATCTGTGCCGATCTGCATGGCACGACGGTGCCGCTCGGTGATGAGTTTCAACCGACGAGCGACTTGCTGTCAGCGAGTCAGCTATCAGTCGAAGGCGAGACACCGCCCATTCATCCCCTTTGCCGATGTACGACGATCTTGCGCATCGGTCAGCCGGAGCCGTTCAGACTATGATCACGATCGCACAGCCTCACGAGCACGCCGCAATCTTTCAAGACCCTGCTGACTTTGACGAGTTCAAGCGAATGCCGAACCCTGACTTCGATGGCATCGTCGACGTTTGGGGTCAGCGCAAAGGCGAGCAGGGCCTGAGTCTTGTCGCTATCCTGGCCGACTCTGTATCTTGGACGCTTGCCGAGTTTCGTGCCTATCTCAAGGAGAGCAGCTACGACCCGATTGAGATGATCGAAGCGCGTGAGATTCGCAAGTCGATCAGCGTCGGGGATTGGGTTCAGTTCGCTGTCCCTAAGCCACCAGGCCCGACGACGTACGCGACCGGCAAAGTGATGACCGTCAGCACGAGCAGCAAGCTCACCAGCGGCGATGAAGAAGTCGAGGGCACAACCGACGACCCTGCGATCAAGCTGCGAGTCTGGGCCCGATCTGAGGACGGCGACAAGTTCACACGCACCGACCGTCTCGTCGTTCGACCGGCGAGCAAACTGAGACAAATCGAGAGGCCTGACGGGATCATGGAAAAGCAGAAGATCGAACTCAACGAACAAGTCAAAGCAGCGCTCAAGCGTAAGGTCGAAGAGCACAACGAAAAGCACGGCGACACACCGAGCAAGCGAGCGACGTATCGGATGCTTGAGGCGTCGATGCGCAGAGGCATCGGCGCATACAAGACAAACCCCGGCAGCGTTCGCCCTACAGTAACCAGCGCCGAACAGTGGGGCTATGGCCGGGTCAATGGTCTGCTGCACGCGCTGCGCACCGGCAAGTTCAAGCGCACGCCGTTCGATCGTGACTTACTGCCCGACAGTCACCCGCTCGCAGGGCCCAAAGATGACAAGACTGAGAAGGCGGTCGAGTACGATCGAGAAGCTGATATTTTTGACACACCGGCAGCAGCAAAAGCGAAAGCTGAGATGCTCGGCATACAAGGCTATCACACGCACGAAATCAACGGCGTGCCGAAGTACATGCCAGGGCGATCGATGACGGAGTACGAGCGCGCAATCTCGAAGGCTATCGAGCCGCACCCGGTTGCTAAAGCTGAATGGTCGACAGCCTACGTCAACGACTTGCCCGACAGTGCGTTTTTCTACATCGAAGAAGGCGGCGAGAAAGACGACACAGGGCGAACAAAACCGCGCTCGCTTCGCAAGTTGCCTTATCGTGATCGCGATGGCTCGATCGACTTGCCTCATCTGCGCAACGTACTCGCACGATTGAGTCAGACCGACATCGCACAATCAGATCGCGATCGCATCCGGCGAGAGGCTCGTCAGCTACTCGAAGAAGCGACCGAGAAGTCAGTCGCTAAGAAGTACGACGATCTTGATTTTGAACCACCGAAAGGCGTGCAAGAAGCGGCCGAGCTTGGCCTTGCGCTTCGACGTGAGCACGGTCGAGGCGGCACGCTGATCGGCGTCGCTCGTGCTCGTGATCTCGCTGCAGGCAAGACGATCAGTCCGGAGACGATCAAGCGCATGACCTCGTTCTTCGCTCGGCACGAGGTCGATCTCGACGCACCGGCAAACCGAGATCGCAGTGACCCCGGTTATCCGGGAGCCGGTCGCATCGCTTGGCTTTTGTGGGGCGGTGATCCGGGTCGCAGATGGGCTGAAAAGTTAGCTGATCAAATGAAGCGCGAAGACATCAGCAAATCGATCGCAGTCGATCCAGAACTCGACGCCGTGCTTGACGCGTCGCCAGCGACTCAGACTGACATCGACGTGAGCGCTCTGAGATCGATCAGCGACTCGGTGATGACATGGTCGCCGGTTGGCACTAGATATATCGTGACCAAGCACGACGGCACAGGATACATCACGCCGCAGCCTGATCAGGCTCACGAGAATCGCCTGCAGTCGATTTTAAGCCGACTGCCTAGGTCAACCTCTGCAGAGGTGTGTCTTGCTGATCAGGGCGCATCCTACGCCGTCGACATGCTGCTCGCCAGTGGTGTCGACGTGTCTGTGCTCGGTTATGGCATACGCAAGGCGCTCGTCGATCGTATCGCCGACGATGCCGGCCTGCTGACCGTGCGCGGTCATGGAGTCATTGACGGCGCTGATGCGGTCATCGCAGCGCGCTCGCTCGCTGACGATCATGGCACCGGCGTCATCGAGGTGCGACGATCAGATCAAGCGCACGGCACGGTCATGACGCTCGAAGTCGAGAAGCACTTGAAAGCGCTTTGGCAGTTCGTCAGGCCACGACTCGCAGACCGACCGCTTGCGGTGATCGTGACCGGCAACCCGAACAGCGTCGAATCGATCCGAGGCGTGCCGCTTGCTGGGCCTGACGGCGCAACGTTTCGCAAGTCATATCTTGATCGCCTCGACTTGACGATCGACGACGTGACGATCGTGCACGCTTGCCCAGCTATCGGCGAGACTGCTGATGCCTGGCAGCCGTGGCTCGATCGTGTGCTCGACTCACAGGCCGGCGTGCCTGTGATCGCACTCGGCAAGCAAGCAAGCACAGCGATCGGCGAGCGTCGTCATACGACGATGCCGCACCCGAGAGCCGTGCGACGATATGGCGATCGCGGCGAGATCGAGCGCAAGGCGAAAGCAGTGCGCAAGAACATCGACACCGTCGAGCGACTGAGCGGCGGATCGTTGCATTGTCCGATCATCAAGAGCGACGACGACAAGCGCATCGTATACGGCGTAGTGCTCGAACCTCACAGCATTGACTTGCAGGGTGATGTCATCGCTATTGACACTATCGAAACCGCGGCGCATAAATATCTTATCGAGCACCGGACTGTCGGCGATTCTCACAGCCGACTAGCAGGTGCCGAGGTGGTCGAAAGCTATCTCGCACCCGCCGATTTAGAACTAGGCGGTCAACTAATAACTCAAGGCACTTGGGTCATGGGTGTGCACGTCACGGATGAGCGCTTATGGCAAGCGGTCAAGTCGGGCGAATATTCTGGTTTCTCAATCGGGGGCAAAGGTGAGCGCAAGCAAATCGACAATCCGATCTGACAAGCGGAAGACGTACATCTTGAATGAGCTTGAAGTGTACGAGGTCAGCCTCGTGAAGTCACCAGCTAATGGCCGCAGCTTTTACCTAACTAAAGCGGCCGATAAGGAATTAAAAATGACTGACGAAAAGATTCTGGCGGTGCTCGACACCCCAGCAGAGAACGAGTCGAAGCTCGACGCAATTCTCAAAGCCGAGATGAGCGAAGACGCCGTTCGAGCCGTTCGTGCTGCGATGCGTTTGCTTGACGCATTCAAAGACGAAATCCCTAGTGACACTCTTGCCGGACTAGCTGAGGCCGCTGGCATGGATCACCGCATGGAAATGCAAGACGAAGAGAAAGGCTACAAGATGGAAAAGAAAGCAGAGCAAGAGCCTGCCGAACTTCTCAAGAGCGCAGACTTACCCGAAGATCTTCGGCCTGCGCTTGAGCAGCTTTGGAAGTCGAACGAAGAGCAGCGCGAGCGCGTCGCTCAACTCGAATCGGTTCTGAAAGAAGAGCGTGACGCTCAACTGCTCGCAAAGGAAACCGAGCGCGTGACGAAGTCGTTCGCACATGTGCCCGGTCTTGAATCCGACAAACTCGCGGCGATGTTGATCGAACTGCGCAAAGCAGCACCCGAAGTAGCTGGCAGCGTTGAGGACATTCTCACGAGCACCGAGCGCGCTATGATCGCAAAAGACTCAGGCGCATTTGAAGAAGCTGGCACGACGACGACCGAACCCGCAGCCGCATCGGCTTGGGGTCGCATCGAAGCGCAGGCTTCAGAGATAGTAAAGAAAGGCGAGGCAGACAGCCAAGCCCAAGCAATCGATCATGTTCTGAAAACAAACCCAGAACTTTACGCAGCCTACTTGGCTGAGAAATAAAGAGGTCATAAAATGGCATACGATCAAGCAGGCTCAGCGCTAAAGATGACGCTCACAGCGGGCGAAGACTTGAGCACTTTTCAATATTGCTTTGTAAAGATCACAGCGAACAACACCGTGCAAGCGACTGACGTGCAAGGCGATCGCCCGATCGGCGTGCTGCAGAACAAGCCCGGCAACGGCGAAGCCGCGACGGTTTTGCTTGCAGGCGTGACACTGCTCAAGAGCAGCGGCACCATCAACGTCGGCACGAACGTCGGCCCAGAAAACGCCGGCACTGCTCGCGCTCAGACGGTCACAGCGCCCGCGACTTCAGTCGCTTGCGGCATCGCTCTTGAGGCGGGCGTCGCAAATCAATTCCTCACGGCGGCAGTCAACTGCCTGTCAAGTCAAGCCGGTTCTTAATACCGCGTTTATAGAAAGGGCATTACCATGCCAAACCCAACAGCATCGGACGTTCATGTTAACGCGGCATTGACCAATATCTCAATCGCTTACATGCAAGCAGCCGAGAACTTTATCGCCGATAAAGTGTTCCCTATCCTACCCGTCGCCAAGCAGAGCGATCGCTACTTTGTCTATGACAAGGGCGACTTCTTTCGATCTGAGGCTCAACTGCGAGCGCCCGGCACACCGTCGGCCGGCAGCGGTTTCAGCATCGACAACACGCCGTCTTATTTTGCCGACGTGTATGCAGTGCACAAAGACATCGACGACCAGATCAGAGCGAACAGCGACGCAGCGATCAACCCCGATCGAGATGCGACGCAGTACATCACTCAGCAGCTAATGCTCAAGCGTGACAAAGTGTTCGCCGCGAACTTCTTCACGCATGGCATCTGGACAGGCAGCAGCACCGGCACCGACATCGCAACCGGCCTCAATGGCAAATGGTCAGCAGCCGGATCGACGCCGATCGAAGACGTTGACAAGGAATGCGACGCCATTCTCAAGAAGACTGGCTACAAGCCGAACGTCATGGTCGTCGGCACCGACGTGCATCGTGTGCTCAAGAATCACCCTGACGTTCTTGATCGCATTCGCTACACCCAAGAGGGCGTAGTGACTGAGCAACTGCTCGCCAGCTTGCTCGGCGTCGACAAGTACGTCGTCGCACGCGGCACCGAGAACACTGCTGTCGCAGGTGTCGCCGATTCGTTCAGCTTCATCAGTGCTGCTGACGATGCGCTGCTTTGCTACGCTGCGCCGAACCCTGGCTTGATGACTCCGACCGCAGGTTACATGATGGCCTGGAATGGTTATCTTGGCGCGGGGCCTCAAGGCAATCGCATCAAGCGTTTCAGAATGGAGCATCTTGCTGCTGATCGCATCGAAGGCGAGATGGCATTTGCTGCGAAGCTAGTGAGCGCTGAGATGGGCTGCTTCTTCAATGGGATCGTGACCTGATGAGTCTGCCGCTCTTAGCAGTGCGGCGACTGAGATCGGAGACCGGGGGGGTCATCCTCCCCGGTTGTCCGATTCCAGGCTCGCAAGATTGGAGCGACGCAATCAAAGCGCGTCGCATCAAACAAGGGTTTGCCGTCGCTCAAAAGGCAGCGGCGAAAACTAAAAAGGTCTCGACCAAAAAGTCGAAGGCCAAGAAAGGTGAATAGTCATGGCTTACCGTAGCCGAACTTTTCCAGCAATCGTGAACAACGCATCAGCGTCCGAGATCGATCTGCTCGACGCTTCAGATGTCTCAGTCGCTGAGGGCACTTGGACGGCTTTGACTCGATGGGCAAAAGTCGAATGGGATTTTGCGACCGACGGCGGCACGGTGTCGGGTTCGCCGATCACGCTCTCGCTGACTCTGCCTGACAACGCGATCGTCATCGGTGGCGTCGTCGAAGTCATCACCGCAGTCACGTCAGCCGGATCGGCCACGGTCGCTCTTGGAGTGACTGGCGCGGCGACAGCGTTGCTCGCTGCGACCGGCAAAGCTGACTTTGCTCTCGGCGCTGTACTTCCGTTAGCGGCAGTTTCTGCAGCACCGATCAAGTTGCCAGGTGCAACCGCTTTGACGCTGACTGTAGCGACCGCAAATCTGACTGCAGGCAAGTTCAATATCTGGGTCGAATATCTGCCCGGAGACGCTTAGAAAATTAGGGGAAGCCGGCTGTCAAAAGTCGGCTTTCTCTGTTTTCTTAGGTGCCTTGTAAGTCATTGAAAAAGCTGAACTCTTCGATGCAGCTTTTTTGAAGGTACTCGGTAAGGCAACAGCTTGAACGTCGTTAGAATCGAATCTGGGCTGTCTGAGAGCATACTGTCTTTTTGACCAGTGCTTTAACAGATCATCAAAAAAAACCGGCTTTTGGAGGGGTAAAAAATCATGGCTTGGACCTATGGCGCAGACCCCGAAAATCACAACCGCGACGCAGTTCGTTTGAACATCGGCGACACCGATACGAACGACCAACAATTGCAAGATTCTGAGGTCGATTATTTTCTCAGCTTGTTCGGCACGTCGGGTGCCGGTCGAGTCATTCCGGCCTCGATCAGATGTTGCGAAGCACTCGCCGCAAAGTATGCGCGACAGACCGACACAACGAATCAAGGTCTGAGCGTTGCGGCTTCAAAACGTCAGCAGCATTATTTAAATTTAGCGTCGACACTTCGAGAGCAAGAGACGACGCTGGCCGAAGTCTTCTTAGGTGGCAGCACGTTCACCGATGCTGAAAAGCTCGACGACAACAACAACCTCATTCAGCCGTCGTTTCGAATCGGTCAGACTGATTGGGTCAGACGCGATAAAGATGACCCTGACTATTGGGGCAACTGATGGACCCACAACTA